AAAAAAGTTATCTGTGAATTGACAGAAGAACCAAAGAAAGACAATGAATGGATAGCCACAATTCGTAAAAATGGCGAACATATTAGTAGACACATGAAAGAGGTGGAGAAATGACAAACGCAGAGAAGTTTAAAGAAGTGTTTGGGTTTGAAATTAATGAAGAAGTGTGTTGTACCAATGCAAAACATTGTTCGGAGTGTTTTTTGGACAGTTGGAGACATAAAGAAAAAGCTATTGGTTGTTCTGAGAGTTTTTGGCAATCCGAATACAAAGAACCAAATAGTAAAGTAGAATTTGATGTGGCTTTTTGGAGACGTCAGTGCATGGAGTCATGGAATAGAGTAGCCGAGTTAGACAAGATTATTGATGATAACAACACCGAGTGGAAAGAAGCCATTGAAAATATTAAGGCGGAGATTGAAAAGGAAAAAGCCGACGCAAAGAACAACAGTACAGCATATTACATCTATATCGAAGGTTTGATGGATGCCCATGAAACAGATGAACAAATCATCGACAAACACACAAAGGAGTTGTTATGAATTGCGTAACCGAAAAATGTATTCATTGTAAGTTCAAAGATGTAGGTGATAAGACAACAAAGTATTTCAAATCAATGTTAGTTCCGTATTGCGATATAGGCGGTCATGTGACATATCCGTTTATTGACAACGGAGAACCGCTTAATTGCAAGCAATACAAAAAACAAGCAGACGAAAAGGGGGTTGGTGTAAATGAGTGAAGAATGGTTGGATGGCGGTGATTGTACCAAATGCAGAAAACAAAAGTATTGTTCAAATGAATGTACGGCACATAAAAACATGACAGCCGAGGAAAGAGCAGAATTTGTGACCGCACTTATGATTAAGTCGGGTATTCCGTCAGAAATGGTTGAGTACGCTAACAAGTGGATGAAGGAGATGATGTAATGTACGCAGATTGGAGAGCAATACAAAATTTAATTAACAGTTCTTATCTTACACCGCCTAAAACGTATGGGATTGCAATAGTTAACATGAAACATAAACGCCGTGGCGGTTGGAAAAGGAGATGATGTAAATGAAAGAAATTGTCACATACTTAGGCACATACATAGGTTTAGCACTTGCAACAACACTGCTTGGCTTTTTTATATACATTATTCCAACAATCAGTGGTGAAGAAAACTTAAAATTAACCTTGTTTATCATTATCGGCGCATTGCTTGGAGTATTAACTTATTTCGTTGTACCTTTGCTTTAGAAGGGAGGTACTATAAATGGATTTTACCATAGCTGAAAAAATAGCAATTTCTTTATTTGAAGTGCTGAGTGTGATTTGTCTTGTACAAAAAATGAAAAATCATTTTAGAGACGAAGGCAGAGAATATTTAAAAACAGCAGAGTGCTCGATATCAAGCATTATGATTTCACTCGCCATCTCGGTTGTCATCGCAATTTGGATATGGTGTTAGAAGGGAGACAAAGTAAATGGACGAAAAACAATTTAGCGTGATCGTTTTGACACTAAAAAGTGTTTATTCATATTCCGGATTCTTGGAAACGCCACAAGCAATCAAGATATGGTACGAGACACTTAAAGATATAAACTACGAGGTTATGAACAAGGTTGTAGCTGCTTACATCGCTTCGGAAAGCAAAACGCCCACGCCCGCAGATTTAAGAAAAAAGGCTATGGAGATTTTGACTGCCGATGATATGTCAGAAATGGAAGCTTGGGCGATAGTCAGCAAAGCTTTAAGGGATTCAACGTACCACGCAAAAGAACGTTTCGATGAATTTCCTGAGAAGATAAAAAAAGCAGTCGGTTCAGCAGAAGTTTTGAGAGCTTGGGGACAAGATGACAACTACTGCGAAAACGTGGCACAGTCGCACTTCATAAAGGTTTATCGGACGGTCACGGAAAGAGAAAAGACACAGATGATGATTCCTGAGAACGTAAGGAAGGCAATAACAAGCGCACTTAATCCAAACTTAGCACTTGAGACAAAGGACTAAGACTCTCTATTTTGACGTATACGAGTTTCCAAAAGTGATAACGTATATTTTACCCTAAAAGATAACAGACAGGGCAAGACGAGGCGCACAGAGAGTCAGACGAGGGTGTTAAGACAACAGAAGGGAGAAAAATTATGGGCAAAAAAGAAAAAATCAGAAACACAGTGCTTGAAATCTTAGAAAAAGACGAAAAAGCACGAAACAGCGACCGCTATTTGTATGTTGCGGTCGTAAAAGAACTTAATCCGCAGTTATTAAATATGCCTTTTAAAGATGCCATGATGAATGACATTCCTTGCATGGAGACAGTCAGACGTTCAAGGCAGTTGATTCAACATGAATTTCCTTCATTGAGAGGTTGCGACAACGTTCAGGCACAAAGAGAACTTGAGGAAAAAGCATGGAAGAAAAGAGCTATTAATTGGGGAATTAAACTCGAAAACTATGTGTACAAGAAAAGCGGAGTGAAAGTAGGTGAGTAACGGCATGAAGCACACAATTGACGAGTTGCGACAGTGGCAATCGTTACCGCTTTCAATCAAAGAGCGAATGTCAATGCAAAGAATAAGGGATTGGGTGCATGAGTACGGAGAAGAAGGGGTATACATTTCGTATTCTGGTGGAAAAGATAGCACAGTTTTAAGTCACTTAGTTGACAGGACGTTTCCGGGAAACAAAATTCCGAGATTATTTGTTGACACGGGACTTGAATATCCTGAGATTCGACAGTTCGCACGGCAAGATCCTAGATGCGTATTTATAAAACCCAAGATGAACTTCAGACAAGTTATTGAAAAACACGGCTATCCGTTAATCAGTAAAGAGGTATCAGAAGCAATCGAGGGTGCACAAAAATACTTGCAAAAGCTAATCGATGAAAGCAAAATCTTGACAGACAGACAGACAGAGTTGCCGTATAAGTATTTCTTCGACAAGCTCAACGGCACAGGCGTTTACGCCAAGTCGGGGGGGCGGCTCAACGAAGAAGAACTTGCAACCTTGCTAAGCCAAAGAATGAAGGAACGCAAGGGCGGTTCGAACCAAAGATTAGCACAGATGTTAGGTTGGCTTACGGACAACGGAGAAATAAAGGCGAATATCCCTAGCGAAGACAAGAGTGCTTACTCTCAGGAACGCTATAAGTTTTTCCTAAGAGCGCCTTTTAAGGTTTCAAACAAATGTTGCAACGAAATGAAAAAGAAACCGGCACACGAATACAGTCGAAAAACAGGGCGTGTTGCTATGACGGGCGAAATGGCAGATGAAAGTCGATTAAGAACCCAAAAGTGGCTTCAAAACGGTTGCAACGGCTTTGACTTAAAATATCCCAAGTCAACGCCAATGGCATTTTGGACCAACCAAGACGTTTTGAAGTACATCAAAGAAAATCAAGTTCAGATTTGCTCTGTCTACGGAGAAATAGCAGTTGACTATGACAAGGACGAACAATGCGAAGGTCAAATGTGCTTCGGAGAGCAGAGCTTGAAGACAACGGGGTGCAAAAGAACAGGTTGCATGTTTTGTGGCTTCGGTTGCCACTTGGAGAAAGAGGGCGAAGGAAGATTTGAACTTTTGAAGAAGACGCACCCTCAAGTCTATGACTACATTATGCGACCGAAGGAAAAAGGTGGATTGAACTATAAAGAGGTCATCGATTGGATTAACCAAAACGGTGATATGAATATCAGATATTGACAGAAACGAGGTAAAAACATGACACACACATTTACAATTTCCGAGAAAAGAGCAAATGAAATTCTCGAAGGGCGAAACGCCACAATAGCAAATGGACATTACGGATTCCAGAAGGGTGATAGATTAAAGTTTGAAATTTTATTAGGGCGTGAGACGTTCGAGCACCCACTTGACGGAAAAGAGTTTGAAATCACATTCGTTTTGATAGACGAAGGACTTGAAAAAGGCTATGTCGTACTTTGCTTCAAAGAGGTTAAGGAAGATGCCACAGAACACGTTTATGCATGGGCGTTAAAGGACGCAAACGGAGCTTATATCAATAGCGTAACTGTGGATTCGGACTTTTCTAAGGCGTTATTGTTTAGGGGCGAGAAAGAAGCTCTTGAGTGGCTTAAGGCATGGAGAAAAAAGAGCAAGAAAGATTATACGCCCGTCAAGGTTTTGTTGAACGAGGTAAAAGAATGAAAAAGAGAGTAAACAAGTTTATTTGCGAGATAAAGAACCTTCCGAGGTACATACCCGATAAATACGTTGTGGCGAGAATCGTCAATGCCGAGTTGTGGTATTGGGGAAGCTATGACGATAAAGTTAAAGCCGACCGTGCAGCACGAGAACTTGAAAACGGTGTAGTAGTCACAAAAGTTGAGGAAACAGAAGATGAAGATTAAACACAAATTGCCAAGTAGTAAGTCCGTATTGATCGCCACGCCAAATCAAGGCGAAATGAAGACCGAAACCACGACAAGTATTTGGGGATTGATTAAACCTATTAGAACCGAAGGGGCGTTCACACAAAACACGCTTTTATACGCTTCGAGAAATTCACTTTGCAGAAGGGCGGTTGAAGAAGGATTCACGCACATTCTTTTTATTGATTCAGACATGGTATTTCCGGCCGATGCGCTTGTAAAATTATTAGCACTTGAAGCAGATGTTGCGACCGCAATTTATTATTCAAGATATGCGCCTTATAATCCGCAAATCTATACGCACATTACACCGAGAATAAAAGGTTGTGAAAGTGGGATAGTTGCAGTCGATGAAAGAGTGGACGAGAAACAACCGTTTACGACAGTCGGTTGCGGTATGGGATTTTGCTTGATTGATTGCAAGGTTATCAAGTGGCTTTACTCTCAGGACAAAGAACCATTCGACCTAATAGACGGTCTAGGAGAGGATTTAAGCTTCTGTTACAAGATTCGTGACAAATTCACCGTACAAGTCGAACCAAGCATTGAAATGGGGCATATAGGGCGTTATACTTTCACCAAGAAAGACTATTTGAGGTTAAAAGAAAATGGCATACATGGATAAAGCTAAGACGGTTGAGTGGACTACACCGAAGGCGATTTTTGATGAACTGAACAAAGAATTTAACTTTGATTTGGACGTAGCTTCAACACACGACAATGCATTGTGTGAAAAGCACTTCACGGAAACCGAAAACGGTCTTTTGCAATCGTGGGGGGGGGTGTAACGTCTTTTGTAACCCACCTTACAGCAATTTGGCAGACTGGATTAAAAAAGCTTATGAGGAACGCAATCAAGCGAACTGTATAGTGCTTCTAATACCTTCAAGAACCGACACGAAAGCTTTTCATGAATATATTTACCATAAAGCCGAAATACGCTTCTTAAAAGGGCGTTTACGCTTCGGGGACGGCACAAAGCCTGCTCCCTTCCCCTCAATGGTTGTCATATACAGAAAAAACCGCCTACCGTAATTCGGTAAGCGGTCTTTTTTATCATCAACCAATTCACACAAAATCCTCAAGGGATTTGATAAACCATAGCACCTAATCAATCACTTGTCAACTCCCAAATCATTTTTGATTAAGTCCTGAATGTAACTTGATACGCTTTTTCCTTCAGATTCAGCCTTCGTCCTTAAGGCTTCTTCGTATTCTCTGCTCAACAAGATTGAAGGTCTGTAATAAGCCTTTTTCTGATACTTGTTAACTGCTTTCATTTGCGCTTTTGATACTGCCATTTTTAAAACCCTCCCTTATCGGATTAGTTTATCATAATCGTGTGTCAACGGTCAATTCCGCTTAGCCGACCGAAAAATCCTCTAAAATTAATTCGTCCATGAGTTCTTTTAACTCTCTTAAGCTCTTTTCGTCCATTCCCTAACCCTCCACGATACTTTTGTATAGTTCTAATTGTTTCTTGTTTATCTTAGGCTTCTTTGAGGTCTTTAGCTCTACCTTAATGCCAAGTTCCCAAAGTGCGGCTTGAAGTGTATCAAAACTTGCTATCGATGTGCCGATTGCTGAGTTTTGAACGTCATTACAGAACTTTTCACATTGTTTTTGGGTGTACGAACCGAAGCCGATTTTGTAATTAAAATAACTTCTAAAATCGTCTTCAGAAACTTGCCAAATCCAAAGGTCTTTTTCGCCTTCCGTGCGGATAATAAAGTTAAGTGTGCCGTTGTCCGTGACAAGCTTTATAACGTGGTTAACTATGTCCTTGTTTTTCATTCCTTCTCCCTTCAAAGTTCTCTTACGATTCTGATTTTGTTAGTTGCATAAGCTAGTCCGTCACCCTCTATATCTCCGAGTGCTTCAATCTCGCAAATTCGGCTATCTTCGGGGTAGAACTTATAAACGTTTTCGAGTGTCAAGCAAAAATGAAAACCATTGTGTCTAGCTTGTGCCAACTCCGGTTCTTCGTAGGTCTTGCCGACTTCGTACTGAAACACTCCCTTGCTCATTGTGCAAGTCATGTCGTGATTAAAAGCTTTATATCCCTTTATCATCTTATGCCACCTTCTGTGTTGCTGAGAGCCTTTTTGCAAAGGCTTCAGCGAACTGATATACTTCTGCGGTCTGTTCAACACGTTCGTTGTGGTCGTACATGATTTGAACAATCTGTCCGTCACGACATTCGCAAGTAACGAATGAAGCAGTGGGGTTGTTTGCTTCACGGATAAAGAACACGAACGTTTCTTTTCTGATAACCGCTTCTCGATAGTTTTTACCGCCAACGCAATTGTGCTGTGCGTTACCTTCGTTCACAAAGTCTTCAATTGAGCCTGGCACATAGCACATATACTTCTTTGACTTGTCGAAAAACTCTCTTAATTCCTTGTTGCCTTCGACTTCGGCTTTGATTGATGCCAAGATAGATGCTTTTGCCTTTTTCTCTTTTTCTTCCATATCAACTTCAACAACGTCCAATCTGCCAACTTCTTTGTGGAAGTCTTTGGGCATTGAGTAAGAAGTATCTTTGTTTGAATATCCACATTTTCTTGACAATGTGAGCATTGATAAATATTCAGTTGTTCCGATGCCTTGTGCTTTAACGTACTTGATAATCTTGTGGAGTGATACACCAACTCTCTCTGAAATTTTGTACAAGTCTATTTCTTCGCCTTCTGAGAATCCTTGTAGATCCTTGAAGTCCATATCCGAAATGTCGTTGTTCTTCTGAAGTCTGCGTAAGTCGTAAAGTGTCTTAGATGATTCCTTAAGCATGTTCAAATTGCGCTTTGTGATTCCAAGCATTTTAGTAAGCTCTGTCTGCTTCTTGTCGTACTTGATTTCGTCTGATTCCAAGTATGTGTTTAAGTCGTGAATGAGAAGTTGTGAAAGTCCTGACTTCTGAAGCTTCTCAACAAGGTCAACCTTCTTGGAAAAATGGCAGAGAATAGAATCCATGTAAAAGTCGTTCTTGTTGTTGTCAAAGTCCTTCATGTCGATGTACTTGAAACAATCAATCTTGCGAACTTCACGGAAGAAATTGTCGTTGTGAACCTTTGCAGGCAAGCAACACAATGTTCTGAATCCGTAACCCATGCCGTAAGCTCTGAAGTAGTCGTAAGTACGTCTGCTCCAAACCCTATTTCCGTCTTTATCGGCGTATAAGGGAAGTTCATATCTATGTTCTTTTCTTTTGCCAAAATCGAGAACTTCTACGGCACAATTTTCAACAGATAAAACCTTACGTCCTTCACGAACTACAAGCACGTACTGAAGCATTAATTCTGTGCTTGATAAAGCCTTCGCCAATACTCTCCAAGAATTTGAGTAAGCGTGGTGTTCGCTCTTTCTCCAAGTGTGCCATACTGTCATTTTGTGACCGCAAATCGGACACTTAACTGTGCTATTGTGTTTTGTATCAACAAGGACAGATGTTCCGTTGCATCTCTCACAAAAAGCGGTTCCGTCTTTATCTACAAAGATATTCTTTGAAGTCTGCTTACGAATACTCTCTTTTGTAGCCTTGCTGATTGGTCTGATCTTTGCGATGTATTCAATATCTGTCTTTGTCAATTTTGCCATTGTTTTATCTCCCTATTTTGCTTCTTCGATAGTACCGGTTATTACGTTGCTTGGAACTGAAGCTTCGTTGAAGTAGTCCATAGCGAATCCTAAAGCTATGTTGTTGTCAAGATAAGTCACTCCGTTGTATTCGAGTGCATAGCCTTTTCTCGCTAGTTCTGTGAAGTATTTAAAAGCTCCGCTATATGTCTTGTCTTTTCTCATTACGTTGTTACGGAAGTTCTGATTGACTTCGCACATTTTGAGTAGTCCGTCAATCACAAATTGACTGTCTGAATCGCAGAAGATTTTTCGTTCTTCCTCAAGCTTCTTTTGGCAGTCTTCGTAGGTATAATTTCCGTTGGTGATTGCAACCTTAACTTCAGGTCTTTTCTTCGGGAAAACCACGATGTTATCTTTCTTCGGTTCTGCCTTTTCAGTAGGTTTTTTTGCTTCGTTAACCTTCTTCACGGTAGCTGCAACTTTTTCTGCCTTCGCCTTCTTGTATTCCTCATAAGCCTTTGACTTGTCGGAAGCCTTTTTAGGCTCTTCTTTCTTAGGCTCTTTCTTAGGCTCTTCCTTCGGTTCTTCGGTCGGGATATTAAGCCTTAACTGTTCGCCTTCTTCGCTTGAAAGTTCCTTCGCATAAGCTATGGTTTCTTCGCTCTGTTTTGCGTACCATACGCCGTTATAATTACTCCAACGGAAACCCAATTCTTTAAGCCTTGCCCTTACCTTTTCTGAGGGCTTCTCAGTGAACCTAATTTCAACTCCGTTTTTATCGTTATTCAACTTGTAAGATATGCTCATAATTGCTCCTCTCTGTAACATGTTTCAACTTCGGTGTAGTGTATGCCAGTTTCAACAAACTGTATGTCGATAACGTCACCAATGCAGATTGATTCATAATCGGGGTAGTTTTCCGTGTCATACCATGCCGAAATAGCAAACTCGATTAACTTAACCGCCTTGTCAACGTCCTCTTTGTTGGTTATCTTGTAAACCCAAGTAAGTCCGTCTTCGTAAACTGCAATCGTGGTTTCGTCAATCATGTCGCAGTGTTCGGAAACGCTTTTTGTCGATACTATCTCAAACCAATTCTCGTCAAATCCGTGATAGTAACCAATATAGCCTAAGTTACCGCTTTCAAATTCAACAAGGTCTGCTCCGTCTTTGAGAGCCAAACACTCAATTGCATCGTCTATATCTCCGTACCAATAACCCTTGCGGTTCTTGAGAAGATAAGTTCCGTAATAGTCAAAACCTCTTTCTTTTAAAATTGCTCTCTGTTCGTCATACAAAGCTTGTAATCTTTCTTCTTCTCTTTCTTCGTCATCGTCCGTAACTATGTCAAGCATTGAAACGCTTGTTGCTACCTTAAAGGGGTTAGAAACCTTCCAACCTTCTGTCTCTATCGTCTTATACATTCTGCACACTCCTTTTCAAACAATTCTTTGCAAAATTCCTTAGCTTCTGTTAATGTGTCAAAGGCGTATATATTGCCTTCATGTTCGACCGAACAAATGCGGTCATATATGCTTATTACTCTGCCTAAATATTTCATGCTTAAACCTCTCTTTCAAACCACTCGTACTGAATGTGAAAATCTGCACACTGGATTAATACATAGCCGTTTAGCAGCTCGTTAGTAAATGCTTCGTAGTCTTCGTAAATCTCACAGTCTTCTTCAATTGAGCCTTCTTGATATTCAAGCTCTGCTTTGTAGTCTTCCCATGCCGATTCAAGAAGCTTTTCTTTGTCTCTCAAAAGGGAAACGTCACCTTCCGTGCCATCTCCGAATCCTTCAGAGTTCACTTTGATATATCCGTATAATTTGACACTAGGGGGATCTGTTTTGCTTAAATGCGTGTCGATGTAATTTTTAACTTCGCTTTCGTTCTTTGCGTTAATGCTTGTAATGCTCATTTCGCACCCATTCTCAGGTGCAAAAAACTTACTTCCGTCCAACTTGGTTATATAAAAAACGTTTTCAACTGTTTTATCTTCTTCGATTTTGAATCCTCTGTACTCTAACATGCTTAGTCCTTTCTGAAGGTTTAACCGCCCGCCTTCAAGGGTGAAAATCCGGGATTATTATTATCTTCCAACCGCTTCAATTTCCCTAGCGATTAAGTAAGTCAAAAGTGCTTCTGCCTGTTCTTCAGAATAACGGTTTCTTTCTTCTTCTGTTTGTTCCAAAATCGTTCCTAAATCGTCAACTGCCGAACGGTTACAATAATAGCAAGTATCAAGTAAACTCGGTAAACCTTGCGCCCAATCTTCAAAAAGCTTATGGAATGATACACGATTAACTAAATAGCTCTTTTCATTCCGTGATGCTTCATAGATGTACTTCGCTATTTCTTCAAAAGTCTTTTTGCTCTGAGCTTCTTCGCCGTAGCTTTCGGGTGTGTAGTTGTCTATGATGTACTTTTTAACGTTTTCTTTTGCCTTCTTTGAGTTTGTCTTTAACATAGTCATCAACCTTCCTTTCATGTCGATAGAATCAGCACCAAAACAATTTTTGATGCTCAAGCCTATTGACCTGAAATCCACACCTACTTGGGACGCTACCGCCTTTCGTTAACACCTTCCTATCTCTTCCTCGTAAGAGAGCGTATGTTGGTATGTGGCGAGTGGTAAAGCCTAACGTTCTTTGCCGTTACGGAAGAACCTATAAGGACTTATTCTTGTTATGCCTTAAGTGGCGGTTCTTCTTATTCAATTTTTGATTCCACAAGGTTCATGAGGTCTTCAATCGTATGAAGTGCTATCAACTACGCTTGATAGTGCGTTCGGTCTGTTTCGCTTGGCTTGTCTGCCTTGCTTGTGACACTATCGTATATCAGCGCAGATAGATTGTCAAGCACTTTTTTGAAATTTTTTTTGAAAAGTTTGCAGCTAACCCTCAGAAACCGCATAAAATCAACGTTTCTTTGACAAAAAATTTTTTTAGATTTATACTTTTTTTGTGGTTGAATTGCCGAAAAGGGGGTTAAATGGACATAACCGAAAAGAAAAAATATTTGAGGAGATACAACGCCGTCGCTAAGCGCACTCTGGAACTAGAGCGAAAGCTAATAACGGACTTTAGGGACTGTTACAACTCATTTGCTTCAAACGATGAACCGAAACCAAAAAACCGAAATCTGAAATCGACTGTCGAAAGCCAAGTTATGAAAATCATCATGTTAGAAAATGAGTACAAGAAATTCAAGAGGGAGAAGAAAGCGGTTGATAATGGATTAAAAGCTTTAAGACCGAACGAAGAAGAAATAATAAGAGAAGTAGACATTAACGGATTTACTCTTTCTTATGTATCAAAGAGAAATAAAAAGAACTATAAATATTTAATTAATTTACATTCAAGAGCTTTACAAAAATTAAATATCAACATTTAACCAACAGAATCCAAACAAAAAACCCTAAAAATCGAACCATTGACAAAAAAAACGGGTGGTAGTAGGTTAAAATTAAGCAAGAGCGTTAAGCCAAGAAACAAAAGGCTTAGCGCTTTTTTAATGCCGTGTAAGAAAGTGAGGTGAGTTGAGTCATGGCAGAGAACGAAAACCAAAGGGAGAACGACTTAACTCCCAAGAACGGGATAAAACCCTTTGAGAAAATAACTGAGAATACCCCAAAAGAGGTAGCAGAAAGACACATAGAAGCCTCAAGAAAAGGTGGTATTAACTCAGTGAAGGCAAGAAATGCTCGTAAGTCTATGAGAGAAGTTACTGAAGACTTCTTGAATAAGCGAATGAGTATTGATAAAGCTCGCCAATTGATAGGCGGAAGTGTAGGAGAAATGTTTGAAGGTACAGACGTTTCTATCAACGAATTGTTAACGGCTCGAATGGTTCAAGCAACCGTTGAGGAAGGAAACGTAAGAGCAATGGAGTATTTGCGAGACACTAGCGGAAACAAACCAACAGACCGCAAGGAAGTAACAGCAAATATCATGACCGAAAGCGACAAAGCATTGCTTGAAAAGGTCTCAAATCGTTTGGGCAATATGCCGAAAACGGAAGACTAGAGCAAGGAACGGAAGAACGGAAAAAGCGAGAAAGACCGTTAAAGCCAGTAAATATCAGGCTTTGCGGTCTTTTTGGTTGCCTTGTAAGATAGCATTAAATTTATATTTAACGCTAAGGTTTAACGCTTCACATTTCGCAACGGCTTAAGAGCTACGGCTAGAAAGTAGGTTAACCTCTCGGACTTTTGAGGATAGCCTATGAAACAGAGGGGATTTTTTGAACCCCCTTCTAGGGTATGGGGCGCAGAGCAAAGCCCGGTCCTACCTCCCCCCCCATGCGGGAACACGATCGCTTGCATACTTGGGTAGCCCCTCAGAAAATTTTTGCAATTTTTTGGATTTGGACCTTTAGGCGAGAAGGGATAGTAGTGGTGCCTAAGGTTGGTGGATTCGTACTACTGCAAAGTCATCTGATTTCGTCCATAGTAAGATGATGATTCCCGTGAGTCTTCCTCCTTTCATGAAAAATCCAATATCGTCGTTTGCCTTACGGCAAAATAGGAAAAAGCGTATGAGTGCATTTACGATGTTTGAAGACTATTGTAGAGAACTTAATAAATATGATGCAGGCTTCACGAAAGAGGATATGATTACTCTCTGTTTGGAGTATCGGCGTATATGCGATTGGATTCCTATAAGAGACGGTAAGAAAGAAATAGGATTTATCATAATTTATTCCGGACATAAATTGCCAATGGATCTTGACTACTTCATTGAGCAAGTTTACATACAACCTAATTATAGAAACGGCGGAATTGTTAAACAGACCTTATCGGAGATATTCAAAGCTTCTCCTGGCAGATATGGTCTTTTTATTTTGGATAAAAACGAACCCGCAAAAGGATTTTGGCATAGGATGCAGTTTGACTTTGATTTGGAACCCATTAAGGTTGCTAATCACCCTGAATGTGAAAACTGTCACTTCTATGCATTTAAAACACCATGACACTTTCATTTGGAGAATTAAGAGAAATTGAAATAAAGGCATGTGCTGAAGACATTGAATACTTCATTGACACATACGGACATATTGAGGACAAAAACAACCAAGAAGAAATGATGCAACCGTTCAAGATGTGGCCGATGCAGCGTCAATGTTTAAGAAGCATTATGTCACATAGATTGAATGCGATACTAAAAGCTCGTCAGTTAGGAATATCGTGGTTGGCTGAACATATCCTTGCGTGGGAAATCGGGACACATCCGGGACATACAGCGCTAGCTTTATCAAAGACAGAAGAAGAAGCAAAAGAAATCGTCAGACGTTGTGCTGTTATCTTACGTTGGGCGAATCAGTTGTTTGCCGAACGTGGAAGAGAACCCGTTGGTTGGGAAGGACCGATATTCAATGCCACGGCACTATCAATTGAAATAACATGGCCTAACAGTCAGCTTGTATCGTCATTAAGAGCCTTAGCGTCTTCGCCAGGCGCAGGCCGTTCATTCACAGCAAACTTAGTGGTGCTTGATGAATGGGCGTTCCAGCAATTTGCAGAAGAGATTTGGGAAGGTGCGTTCCCTACAATAAATTCACCTACGGGTGGAAGATTTATCGGATTATCAACAATCAAACGTGGTTCGTTATTTGAGGAAATCTTTACTAACCCTGATAACGGATTCAACAAAGTATTCATTCCGTGGTATGCAGATCCACGAAGGGATGAAGAATGGTATCAGCGCACTCGTTTAGCTTTAGGCGATGCGATTACAGCCGAATATCCGGCCACAATTGAAGAAGCATTAACCGTTCCGGGTGGTGCATACTTCCCTGAAGTAACATCTGCGACACACGTTACAGACAAGTTATTTGAAGGAAATGTAAAAAGGTACTGCCATCTTGACTACGGTTTAGATATGTTTTCGGCACATTGGACTATGGTGGATTCAGACAACAATTCACTTACATATAGAGAATGTGACGAACCAAACTTAACAATCGGTCAAGCGGCGCAGTTGGCACTTCAAATGTCGGCCGATGAACACATTGCAGCATGGTTAGCCCCTCCCGACTTATGGAATAGAAGGCAGGAAACAGGTAAATCTGTTGCGGATATCTTTGCAGACTACGGAATATCGCTTATTAAGGTTTCAAACGACCTATTTAACGGTTGTACGTTGCTTAAAGAGCTTCTTAAGGTAGACGAAAAGACGGGAACATGCAAACACAAATTCTTGAAAGATGCATGTCCGAACGCCCTTAAATGCCTTCAGAAAATCCAAAAAGACAAGGTTAAACCTTCTGTCTACGCCAAAACGCCACATGAATTGACACATGACGTAGATAGCATGCGTTATTTTGCTGTTTGGTGGGTAACACCGGCACAAAAGAAGCAAGTAGCAAAGAAAAAGTGGTCTCCCGACTTGATAGAGGACTGGAAACGTGCAAACAAGGAACTTAGAGAGTTAATGCGAAGAATGTATGGAGAACCTCAATTATGAAATGGTGGGAAAAGATGAAAAATAGCGTAGTTAACCCCGAAGAAAACAAACGTCTTAAAGAATGGAAAGCCAAATACGAAAACGCCAAGCAGAAATACGAAGATAAGCTTGACGAAATGAAGCTTTGGAACTCTTATTACGAAGGTGATAAGGCGATTCGCAAAGATGGCGTAGAAGCTCGTAAGAAAGCAACAAGCGTTTGGAACATCGGCTATGAATTAATTGAATCGCAGGTTTCAAGCTCAATTCCGATGCCTAAAGTTACACCCGTTCATGAAGAAGATGTGGAACTTGCAAGAAGAATAGAGCAATTTTTGATACAAGCAATCACAAGACTCGATTTAAAGGGCTTAAACGACTTACAAGAACGTACAACACCTATTCAGGGTGCTTCATTCATGCAGGTTGAATGGGACTCAAATAAAGGCACACACTGCACAGACGGTGACTTATCTGTTTCCACAGTGGAGCCCGAACAGTTAATCCCTCAGCCCGGAGTCGATAAGATTGAGAGCATGGATTACTACTTCACAAGAACGGCACAGACAAAAGCCTATGTTAAAAGACGTTGGAAGAAGGACGTTTCTAAGGAAGAAGAAACAGACAAAGAGATCCGTGACGATGTAGAAAGCGCAGATATCGTAACAGTCGTTACAGCCTATTTTAAGAACTCTGAAGGCGGTATTGGCTTATACAGATGGTGCGGTGACATAGAACTTGAATATCTTGAGGACTACGAAGCAAGATACGTTGATGCATGTACAAAATGTGTTGATGAAGACAACAATCCCGTACGTATGAAGGACGGTGTGTGTCCTGTTTGCGGTAAGAAGCACAGCAAACGTGTCAAAGACGAAATGGATAAGATATCTATTTTCGCAGATGTGCAGGTAGGTGAAACGGTTGGTGGAGAGCCTTTTGTGAAGGAAGAAGAACATATAATCATGCTTCCTTACTACAAGCCTTCTGAATACCCTATTGTCATTCGTAAAAACATTTCAAAGAAAAAGTCATTACTCGGTAGCTCTGATATCGAAGTAATTGCGGACCAAATTGAAGAAGTTAAGAAGCTTAACACCAAGATTGATGAAAAGCTTTTGAAGGCAGGTTCTTACGTTACTCTTCCCGAAGGAAAAGGAGTTGAGACAACAGACGAAGAAATGAAAATCATTCGTATTGAGACTCCGGCTGAAAAGGCTCTTATCGACGTTATTACCCTTCAGGCAGACACGACACAGGACAGAATCTTCATGGAGTCAAGTTACACCCATGCAAAGTCCGCTTTAGGTATTACCGATGCTTACCAGGGCAAATACGATGCGTCAGCAACTTCAGGTACAGCGAAACAGTATTCAATCAATCAGGCCGCAGGACGTTTGGAATCAAAGCGTGTCATGAAGAACAGAGCTTTCGCAGACCTTTACAAGAAGATGTTTAAGTTTGCTTTGGCTTATGCGGATCAACCTATACCGATTAACATTCTCGGTGAAGGTGGCAAACAGGAATTTGCACACTTTGACAAAGCAGACTTCATTAAACAGGATGCAGCAGGCGCTTACTATTGGAATGACGAATTTTACTTTGATATCGACGAAACATCGACCTTACAGACAGACCGTGCGGCGATGTGGAATCAGAACGATATCAAATTACAGTCAGGCGCTTTCGGTCCTATTGGACAGACAGAAACAATGCACTTGTATTGGACAGAGCAGGCAAGAAACTGTTACCCGAACGCAGGCGAAATCTTACGTCAAGTTGATGAAAAACTTGCCCGTGAAAGAACACAGCAAGAGCAGATGGCGCAGATGCAGATGATGCAGGGAGGTATACCAAATGAAATGCCCAGTATGTAACATCGAAGCTCGTATCACAAAGAATACGACAGTAGTAAAGATGGTTGACGGACTACCTAAAGTATTTAGCCGTATGGAGTACAAGTGTATGAATCCACAGTGCAGTAAATACAACAAGGTTATCAAGCGTGAAGACGTTGAGATACCCACTTCAATCGTCAACGATGAAGAAACAGAATCCGAAGTGGAATAACCCACTTGGAAATAAATTATTTCGCACCAAAAGCGTAAAAATGGAAAAGGAGAATTAAATATGTTAAAGTACGACCTTCAACTTTTTGGCGAGGGAGAAGCAGAAGCGCCCGAAGCCACAAGCGCAGAAATGACTGTTACCGAAGAATCAGGAACAACTGAAACAGAGGTAGTCGCTGAACAGTCGGAAGCTGAGGAAGAAGCCGAGGTTCAGGAGGAATCCAAACAGAGCCCCGACTTAAATGCTATCTACGCAAATGCGAGAAGAAAAGCAGAAGCAGAATTTAAAGGTATTCAGGAAAAGAGAGATGCCGAATTTGTGCGTAGGTTTGGTAACTACACTAACCCTGAAACCGGAGCGCCTATTCGTTCAGAAAAAGACTACTTCGATGCTTTAGATGCGCAGGAGCGTGTGAACGCAAAAAGGGAACTCGAAGAAGCAGGCGTAAATGTTGACATTATTAATCGCTTAGTGGAAAACACCCCTGCGGTTAAAGCAGCAAACGCCTACATCGAAACTGAAAGACAGAGACAGGTTGTTGAAGCCATCAATCGTGAGGTTGCTGAAATTGGCAAACTGAATCCTAACATTAAGTCTTTCGAGGACGTTCCCAAAGAAGTTGTCGAAATGGTAACTAGAGGAGAAGCAAACAACCTTGTCAATGCGTACAAGGTATTTGATTACGGTTCTGCATCAAAGCAGAGAGAAGCTGCAATCAAACAGGAAGCTTTGAATCAGGTCCGTGGAAAACAGCACTTACAACCGGCCAATGGTGTGTCAGCCGACAACGGCATGGTAGAAATCCCCGTGGATGCACTTCCAATGTGGAAGAGATTCTACCCCGACTTATCAATGGCTGAATTAACCAAGAAGTTTAACGCAGTATTAAAACATTAAGGAGAAACGATTATGTTTAAATTCAAAAGAGCTAACAATACCGGTATTAGTGTTCCTACAACACTTCAGGTTCCGGCAACAGCAGATGAAGCTTTCGTTGTTGGCGAAGCTTTGAAAATCTCAAGCGGAAAAGTTACAAAGTGTACTGGCACAACAAAGCCCGTTTACATTTCTGCTGAAAAGAAGACTGCTAAGGCAGGCGATACACTTTCAGTTATGCAGGTTGAAAGCACACAGGAATACGTTACAACTGCTACCACAGCAGCTACATACACAGTTGGTGCTAAGTATACAATCCATACAGACGGATTACAGATCACAGACACAACAACAAGTGGTGTCGCAGAAGTAGTTGACGTTGACGGTGATAACATCACTGTAAGATTCTAAGAAATAAGGAGACAATATTATGGCTATTAAATTTTCTGAAAACTCCGGCGTAAACAACGGATTATGGAAAGACACAGACCTTGCGATTCGTTCATGGTTGCTTGACTTTGACACAGAGAAGAACAAGTACGATGACACACTTAATGCTATGTTCAACGTTAAGAAGTCAGACCAGTTCGGTGAAAAGCTTGGTAGCGTTACCGAATTTAGTGACTTTGAAATCGTTCCTGAAGGTGGCAAGGCCGTTCAGGATGAAATTCAGGAAGGCTTCGACAAGCTTATCGTTCATGAGCAGATGCTTAAAGGCTTCACCATTACTAAGGTAATGTTAGAAGACAAGAAGGTTGAAGACATGAAGGTTAAGGCTGAAGGCTTCATGAGAGCATACAAGAGATCCCGTTTAGCAGAAGCTACTGCACTCTTAACAGGCGCAACAGCTACAACAGTTAAGTGGGGCGGAAAGACACTTGATGCTTCATGTAACGATAAGGGTGCTTTGTTTGCTACAAACCACCCTTCAATCAAGGGCTCAGGCACACAGTCAAACATCTTCACAAATGACTTTGGTTCAGATGATACAGTTCTTTACAAGTTAATGAACGTTGGTAGAAACTTCGTTAACTCTTCAGAACAGCCTATGGGATATGATTTCGATACAATCATGATTCCTTCAGATGCACCTGCACTTGAAAAGCTCATTCAGAAGATTATCGGTTCAAAGCAGGCCGTTGGTTCAAACTACAACGATATCAACGTTCTCGAAGGCAAGATTAAGCTTGTTGTTAACCCTCTTTGGAAGACTCCTGGCTTATCAAAGAAGCCTTACATCATCATGTCATCAGAAGCCAACAAGGAACTTCGTGGTAACATGTTCTACGACAGAGTTGCACTCGAAGTTGATGATTGGGTAGATCACAACTCAGCAGACCTCAACTTCTCAGGTCGTTACAGAGCAGGTTGCGGTTTCAACGCTTGGCAGCACATTATCATGGGTGGCGCAGCTTCCGGTTCTTCACTTTCATAGGATACCCCCCCTCATTACCTCGCCCCTCTTCGGAGGGGTGGGGTTTTTATTAGGAGAAGCGAAATGAAATTAGACGAGTTATTTATTGAACACATACACGGACACAAGTTGACTTCAAAGTGCGTCGGTTTTGATTCAGCCGATAGACCTATTCTTACATTGATAAGCGATGAAGAAGAAAAAGAAGTTGCTCCCGTTGTAGAAGAAAAAAAAGAAGAGGTTGTTGCGGAAGTAAAGAAAGAAACTCCCAAAGCACCCGTAAAGAAATCTACCCCTAAGAAGAAAACCACCACGAAGAAAAAGTAGAGGTTGAAAAATGAGTACATGGTACGACATTAAATTAGCAACACTCCAAAAGTTGTTTGCAGCAGACGGTTCTACGATTCCAAATGATACGTCCACAAAGGACTACATAGCAAGTATGCCACAAGCTGCCAATGAGGGACTACAAAGGCTTTCCACGGCTGGAAAGTTCATAAAAAAGTTTATCGACATAGCACATAATCCCGTGACAAACCGTTTAGGTAATACGGGTAAGCATATAGCGTCTATGGAGCGTGGCGAATTGACATTTGAAGCAGACGGTATCAGAAGTCTTTACTTTGAATACTTCGGTGTAGGCACAGCGACAATCACAGTTGACGGAGCAGAAGAGCCCGTCACATTTGCGTTGTCAAGCAAACAGGGATATTCAGAAGTAAGAAAGCTGGTTGACAATCCCGAAGACAAGCACGTTGTCTTAAAGATTGAGTCCGACTTCCCGATTGCTTTAAAGAACATTGCTATGTATACGGCTAACTTTGAGTCGGACGAAGAAGTACAGTCCTACGCAGAAAAGGTCAGATACGACCTTAAAGAGTTGGCCCCTGATTTTTACATGCTTGACGATTCGCCAATTGCTTACGAAGGCGATTTATCAACCACACGTTATGAGAATACTTCCGACTTCTTTCAGGAAGGAGATAAGGTACTTTTGCTCGACCGTGATACTCCGGGTAACTTTAGAATCTATTACAAGGCTTACCCACAGGAAATCACTTCGGTTACACCCGATTCAACAGAAATGGTTTTAGATCCCGAAGTCGCTACCTTGTTACCGCTTTATATGGCATCACAGCTTTATAAAGACGATGATAACGGAATTGCAACCACTTACAGAAATGAATTCGAGGTTGCTTTCAGTTCACTGAAAGATAGCAGTGTAGCACCTTCAGCAGAGCGATTTATCGTTGAAAGTGGGTGGTTATAATGGCTGTTTCATTCAAAGTACCCAAATCACCTGCGAAGTCAATCAAAGTGATTAGTGAATTTCTTGGAGTTGACTTCACAAACTCTCCCGCAAACATTGACGATAGACGAACACCGAACGGACAGAACATGGTTCGTGACGTTCCGGGAAAAGTAAGAAAGTCAATGGGATGGCACACAGTAAAGAGATTTGGCGAAACAAACGATGAAGTATTCACAGGTTATAAGATTAACGGTTGCCACTCATTAAGGGGTGATTCGGAATATCTTATCCATGCAGGAACAAAGCTTTATCATGGTGACGATGTTGTTTACTCAGACTGCAACGATGCATTATCAAAGTCATGGCAGTTTAACGACAAGTTATACATCATTGACGGTAAACAGATGCTTGTTTATTACCAAGAAGAAGTTACCGAGAATGACGTAACTACAACAGTACATCGTGTAGAGCCTGTTTCTAATAAGGCGTATATTCCGACTATCACCATTTCAAGAGATCCTTCGGGTGGTGGCACACCTTATGAGTCATTAAATCTTTTACAGCCCGGATTCACAGAAGCGTTCTTAGGAACAGCGGGAACTGTTAAGTATTCATTGTCCTTCGGTGGACTTGATGATACCGCAGTAACGGCACAAATAATGAACGCACAAGGCGAATGGGTTGATAAGGTTGAAAACACAGACTTCACCGTAGACAGACAAACAGGCGTAGTTACATTTGGGACCGCACCTGGCGCAAGTCCTGTTACTGGCGAAGACAACGTAAAGATTACGGCTTACAGAACCGTTGAAGGTTATGCAGACCGTATCAATAAATGTACCATTGGTACGTTATACGGATTAAACGGAAGTAACGACAGATTATTCCTTAGTGGCAATCCCGATTTTGTAAATTACGATTGGCACTCGGAGAGCTACGATCCTACATACTTCGCAGACTTAGGATATTCAAGACTTGGTTCTGATTCGTCAGCAATCGTGGGATATTCGGTAATATCTTCACACTTAGCTACGCACAAAGACGATAAAGAACGAGACCAGAACATCATCATGCGAAACGGTGTAACGGATTCGGACAGCAAGGTTATATTCCGTGTTTCTAACTCGCTACAAGGCGCAGGAGCTATCGCACCTAATTCGTTTGCCTATTTAGCGACTGAACCATTATTCCTTACTTCTCAGGGCGTATACGCAGTTACAGCGCAGGATATAACGGGTGAAAAGTACGCACAGAACCGTTCATTCTTTGCAAACGGAAAACTGATATATGAACCTAACATGGAAAAAGCGGTTGCATGCGTGTACAAGGATATGTATTGGTTATGTCTTAACGGAGTAGCATACATCTTAGATGGCCTACAACCTGTTATGACAGACAAATCAATGCCGTATGCGACAAGACAGTACGTTGCGTTTTATCGTACAAACATGCCTGTTAGATGCATGTGGGTAAAGAATGAAGAATTGTGGTTCGGAACTGAAGACGGTAAAGTTTGCAAGTTCTACACAGACAAGACCTTACAGACTTCCTACAACGATGATGGCGAAGCGATCAACGCAGAGTGGGAAACACCCGACTTTGACGGCAAGCTATTCTACAAAAACAAGTCCTTAAAATCATTAGCTATCCGGGTTGAAGCCGCAGTTGCAACCTCAGTTTCGATTTGGGCGATGGAAAGAGGACTTTGGACTTTCATTAAGAAAGATGATACGTTTGCACGTTACTTTAGTTACAAAAACCTCATTTACTCAAAGCTTACTTATTCTTGCGACAAAACCCAAAAGGTTTGTCCGTTAAAGTTAAGAATTAAGAAAGTTGACAAATTCCGTTTGCGCTTCTCAAACGATGCAGTTGATGAACCTTTTGCATTGTACGATGTGGCGCTTGAGTTTATCGAAAACGGAAACTTCAAAGGATAAGGAGTAAAGATTATGTCATACACTTATAACGGCGTTACAGAGGAAGAAAGAGCCAATAAAGGCAATACTGGAAAACCCGATACGCCAAATGTTACAACTTCAGAAATGCAGGCCATCATGGACGAGTTAGCAAACCTTGCACTCGACAAGCTTAATGCGTTGGTTGCAGAGTTGAACGCTCATGCCGGCAAAGCAGTTGAATCTGAGCAGATAACTAACATTCGTTTCGACCAAAACGAGTTTCAGTTTTCGACCGATAACGGAGTATCTTGGAACAACACAGGAAGTATCATCGAAGTTTCTGTATCACCTAACGATATTCACATGGAAGGTTATTCCAAAGCCGAAGTTGCAGCAGCGATTCTTATCACTGATACACTTAATCAGGCAATGGGAAAGCTTGAGAAAAAGGCAGACGATAACGCTCAGACGATACAGAACAAGACCGTTATTCATGACTTCCCGATAACTACTTCGTGGGTTACAAACGACAACACAAGAAACAACACTACTTACCCTTATAAGCAGTTGATTGAAACTGATGTTTTCGACAACACGGATGCGGACGAGTCACTTGACGGTCAGGTTATCTCAGCAACAGAAGGCGAAGTTATGACCGATGCAGAAACCGAAGATAGTTACAAGCTGTCTAAAGACTGTACAAAAACAGAAGGTGGCTTTTATGTATACGCTTCGGAAGAAACAACGGTAGCCTTAAGATTAAGAGTAAGGGGGGTTTAATCACATGGCTTTAATATCTATTCGCAATATCGGGGGGGGCAGAGCAGACCTCGCCTGAATTACCTTTATAACAAAGGTGACGAGTGCACTAATATCACCGGCGGTTGGAACGCAGAACGTTGTTGGCTTAACGAATTATCAGGTTATACCTATGCAAGAACCGTTACAAAGAATCCCACTAACATATCAATATACACAGACGATGGAAATACATACGGCGCAATATCAGCAAGAACTGTTAATCCAATTGATTTAACCGATTATAACCACCTTAAAACAAGGGTTACACTCGGTAACGGTCAGGAAACAGTCACAGAAGTAGATATCAGTCAGTTGAGTGGTTCATACTACGTTTATTGTGCTACGCAGTCAGTTACTCAAAAAAAGTATTTTCATAGCTTTGTTAGTGTTTCTAATAGCACAGGAAGCGCAGCGATTTATTCAACACCTACTTATGCTACGGGTGCACAATACGGAACGAATTACGTTCAAGAAGTTTGGTTAGAAAAGTAAAGCGGAGAGTCATTCACTTTCCGCTTACAACGGAAAGGAAAATGCGAATGAGTCTTATAAACATAAGAGACCTAGGGGGGGTAATGCCGACTTAGGTACATATCTTTACAAGAGAGGAAAGGTCAATACAGACTTGTCGGGTGGTATATCTCGAAGCGGTTATTCTTTTGCTCTGAATTGGGCTGAAAGAGGAACAGTCACATTTGAAAACAACCGTATTGTTTCAAATGTACCAGCTCAGACTACATCTTCTGCGACAATCGGAACCGGAAGCAAGGTGGATTTAACAAATTATAAAACTGTCTTGGTTCACGCACATGATGATTCAAGTGCAAATCCGACAGACATTCCTATTGCTTTGGACGTTACAAACGTCAACGGAAGTTATTATATCGGCGTATCATGTGCCTACGGGGACCACTGGCTTGTCAGAGTTGGTGTCTCAGGAAGTAAGGCTTACATTGGAGAATCGCAGTATATTGTAACAGAAGACCGCACACCTAACCCTCTTGCAATTGACTCGATTCAATTAATTGAAAAGTAAGCGGAAGTCTTGATTGTCTTCCGCTAGGAAGGTGATTAAGATGGCTCTCATTAATGTAAGAGATTTAGGCGGTGGTAAATCTCAAGAATATGTAACAACAGGCTTACAATTTACGGGGCGTGTATCATACGTAGAAGGTGGATATTATGTAAGCGGAAACACAGTGAATGTTGATATGACGCTTGATATTCTTAGCTCATCGGGTTCGGCATCCGACTGGGCACTTGTTAGTGGTTTTTTGATGCCACCAGCAAACGCTCAATTAAACTATTCAGGCGATCCAGCGGTAACACAAGCATTTATCCACACAGATGGTTCATTAAGAGTTTATCCACTGTTTCAGCAAGGAAAGCGGATGCACTTCTACGGCTCATACACCCTAGCGCATTAACTCAAAAACAAACAATACTAAGCAGGCGAAAGCCTGCTTTTTATTTACTACGCACAAAAATAAAAAGAAAGGACAACGCAAGATGATAACTCAATTAACATTGAATACCCAGAAAGCAGCTATACTGACGGGGGTGGGATTTATCGGCACAGGGTTTGTTTCTCTTCTTGGCGGTTGGGATAAGGCATTGCAGACATTACTAATCTTCATTGTTATCGACTATATAACTGGTCTTATCGTGGCCGGTATATTTAGGAAGAGCGCAAAGACACCAACAGGCGGTCTTAATTCCACAATAGGGCTTAAGGGCATCTTTAAGAAAGTCGGTGAATTTATTTTGGTTGTGGTTGCATCATTGCTTGATGGCGTACTTGGATTATCCGTAATCCGATACACGGTCATTATTGCTTTGGTTGCAAACGAAGTTTTATCAATAATTGAGAATTTGGGTTTAATGGGAGTACCAATCCCGAAAATAATCCGTAAAGCAATTGATTTATTGAATGAAAAAGGCGGTGAAACAGATGGCGAAAATAATTCAGAAAGTGCTTGATATTTCATCGTTTCAGGGCGTGTTAACAGATGATGCCGTTGCAAAGATTAAGGCTCAAAACATGGGCGTTATAATCCGACTTGGCTTCACTGGCTATGGAAGTGAACAGCCTTCCCTAGACTCATGCTTTGAAAAGAACTACGAAAAGCTACACGGTGCAGGTGTACCTTGTGGCGCTTATTACTTTACACTTGCGTACAATGACAGGATCACGGACCTCGAAATTGCATTTATCAAAAACCATTTAGCAAATAGGCTTTTTGAATTTCCTATTTACTTGGACGTTGAAGCACAGACTAAATCGGCTGGTTGGACTAGATGCACGCCTCAGACAAGAAGCAAAAACGTAGCAAGAATCTGTAAGGCTTTGCAGGATGATAAATACTACGTCGGAATTTACGCTTCAAAGTCATGGTTCGGAAGTCAGCTCATTGAATCGGAAATCGCTCCCTACGATAAGTGGGTAGCGCAATACAACATTGTTTGTACTTATGGTGGAAAGCACAACATGTGGCAGTATTCCTCAACCGAGAAAGCAAGTAAGTACGGAATAACCAAAACAGCAAGCGTTGACATTAGCAACGCATACCTTAACTTCCCCGAAATTATTGAGCGTAACAATCTGAATAATTACGACGGAAGAAAGTACATCGTTTGCCCTCATTGTGGTAAACGCATTTACACTTAAAGAGGAGAAAAAACATGGCACGAATTTTAACAACAGGCCCCGCTATTCTTAATAAAATCGTTAACAGCACTGCTTCACATCTTAGCGGTAACGGTGGTTCACATGGCGGTGGTGGCTCTTCAAGAGGAGCTAGTGAGTGGCAGGATAACGCTTCTTCACTTGGCGGTTCAAACAACGCCGCTTTAAACGCTGCAAGAATAAGCGCTCTTTATCAGAGTGCCGACGATTTTTCAACGCCCACATCTAACGGCTCAGTTAGTAACCCTTCAGGCGGTGGAAACTCAGGTGGCGGAAACTCAAGCGGTGGCGGTTCGTCATACGTTGGTGGTTCTTCTGTTTCAGTTAGTGGCGGTGGTTCACCCACTTTAGACAACGTGTATAACTCCATGATGGACGATTACAGAGCTATGATGGAAGCACAGGCCGCACAGAGACAGGCTGAATACGAAAACGCAAAGAGTCAGTTAACAGGTGCTTACGAAAGAGGTAAGCAGAACCTTAATCAGAGTGCAGACGATGCTTACCGTCAGGCATACATCACTTACATGAACAAGAGAAAAGGACTTAATCAGCAGTTAGCAAATGCCGGAATCAACGGCGGTGCTGCTGAAAGTTCAATCGCTTCTTTGTTTAACAACTACGGTTCCGACAGAGCAGGAATCGCAAGACAGCAGATGGCTTCTTTAGGTGACTTGGAAGCAGACTACAACGCAAACTTAGGCAACCTTAGCGCAAACTACGGTAACGACTACACAAACATTCTTTCCGACTACTACGGCAACCTTGCTAACATGAGAGCAAGTTACGCTCAGGATTTGGCTAACTTACTTCAGAAGTCAAGAAACGCACAGTCAAGCTCAGTTGCTTCAGGATCAACCGAAGGTGGCGAAGCTTCACCCGAATTAGCTTCTGTTTCTAATCTCGGAAGAAACTTGAATGACGATGAAGAAGTGACAACATCTAATGCATTGAACGCAACAGGAAGTAACTTACTTGCTTCAACGCCTGGCGCTTCTGCAATGCTTAGAAACTTCCAAAACAAGATGATGCAGGGTGATGAAAAAGGCGCTTACGACCTTATCAACAACCTCTTAGCACAGGGATATTCAAGAGCTTTCATTAACGCTCTAATCGAAGCTTCAGGATATTAAACAAAGGGAGAAATGACTATGAGCAATAATGCTTATACAAGTCAAAAGAATGAGGGGGCCAAGACAAAGGCCCCTTCTTCTGCTTTAGAGAGATTTGAAGCCTACGAAAAAGGTTTATATACACCAAAAACAAAACAGAGTCAGCCAAAGCAGGAAGAGGTTTTGTATACCACTAAGTCAGGCAATAAGGTAACTTATAGCACTCTTCAGAATTGGGCAAATCCGAGATACAATCCGGGAAAGGAAGAAATCGACGAGATTAAGGACTTCTTAAACGGAACACGAAGATGGAATCCTAAGAAGTCACAATGGGATTTAGAGACTGCGGCGAACGTAGATGCTTTAAGACCTAATATCTCAAGACAGATTCCTGCGGTCGGTGCTATGTCATCATTCGGAACAGGACTTGCTGAAGGTATGTTGCCATTTCTTAATACAGAAAAGCACGACACAAAGCAGGCTGAAAGAGACGCTAAGAAGGCCGTAAAGCGTGGTGAAAATTATTACTACAATAATGATGAAGCGCAGTGGGTAAACCGTCTTACAAACGAAAACAAGCTTGCTAATATCGGTGGTAGACTTGGCGGTTCAATGGTTCTTTACAAAGGCATGTCAAGCCTTCCCGCCGTTGCTAACATTTCAAGTGGCGTTACAAAGGCTTTAGGTGGTGGCAAGGTTGCTTCTTATCTTGGAAACCTTGTTGCCGATACTTCGGTTGACTTGGGCGTTGATACATTACCTCAGCTTGTCGAAGATATTACGGAAAGAAAAAGCGGTTCAGAAATCGCTAAGAATACTGCTGAAAACATCGGTGCTAACGTTGCCTTTAATATTGGCGGTGATGCAATCAGTAGACTTATCGGAAATGCAATTGACAAGAAAGCAGCTTCGCAGTTGGCAGACACACTCAAGAAGGTTGAAAATAAGGAACCGGTTGAGGACATGTCAGAAGCGATCGCAAAGAGAATTTCTGAAGAACAGTCCGCACTTACTCCCGATTCACTTAAGAACTATCAGAAGGAGATTGACACTGCTAGAGAGTTACAGAGAAGTGAAGCTTTAAGAGGACAGAGATTTGCCGAAGAGCAGTCAGCGCAGGGCGAAAGCTTATCCGACTTAATGAAGCAATTTGAGGATGCCGAAAACGCTTCTAGGGCGGTTGATACGAAGGGTGTAGCAGAGCAGACAACAATTCCTACACTCGGAGAAAACAGCACCCTTAAAACGGCTTCTAAGAAGTCTGTTAAGAAGACTTCAGACGATGCTTTGAATAAAGTTTTGAACGACCATTTCAACATGTACGGAAAGAATCTTGGTGACGTTCAGAGCGAACTTAATAAGGCCCTCAACGATTATGAGCAGACCTTATCCAAAGAAGCACTTGACAGAGTAAACGCACTTACCGCACAGGCTGAAAAGGAAATGACAGGCAAGGTTTACAACCGTCAGAAGGATATTGGAAAACGTTCAGGCAAAACAAGACCGATTTCATATCCTGGCAAGTGGGGTACACTTACCGACAACGTTAATCAGTTTGTCAACAACGTAAACAGAAAAGCAAGTGTTCTTGATTCAAATAGCATTGTTGCAGACGAAATGAAGTCACTCAGCGACACATTAAGCAAGAGCAATATTGACAAGAATGTCATGTGGGAAGAATTGTCAAATGTCAAACAGTCGTTAGAGAGCTTTGCTAAAACAGGTGATGAAGCAGACGTTGACAAGGCGCTTGTTGCCATTACCAACTTAGGCAAATCAAGTGACGTTAATCTTAACGAGCTTGATAGACCGTTCTTTGAAGCACTTGAGAAGGCTGGAAACGCTTATTCTAACCCTGTTAAGAATATTGCAGATGCAACAGCAGAAGTACACCCTAGAAACGTGGCAGACAACTTAAAAGCAGAGTCAATCGGACTTAACAATATTCCTAAGTTAACCGAACAGCCGATAGACATTAAGCAGTCCGCAGAATCGTTTACTGATAACACAAAGCGAACAGCCGATAGCTTCACAGAGGGCGCTACAAAAACAAGTCGTTATGGTGGTAAGACTATTCCCGAAAAGTCAGACCTTCCCGATGATGTGTTAGATTCGTTAAGAGAGAATCCTCCCCTTTACGAAGCGTTAAAGAACGCAGACACTTCACAGAAAGCTTCTGATATTTTGGCAAACAACGACCTTAACGAAGCGTTGAGAATTTACAGAAACTTGCTCAACACAAAAGATCCCACATCGGTTCCTTTGGGTTATGACATTGCCAAACAGATGATAGAGAACGGCAACACTGAAGGCGCACTTGATATCATCGAAGGATTATCTAAAGAGCTTACTAAGTCCGGTCAGTTTACTCAGGCCGCTGCAATCCGTATGGTCCAGTCTGAACCAATGTCAGCACTCAGACTTATGGAAAGACAGATTAAGAAGATTAATGACTACGGCGCTGATAAGTTTAAGAATTGGAAGAAAGTTAAGTTAACAGATGATGAAGTTAAAGCCTTTGGCAATATTCAGAAGGGCGATACCGAAGCAATCAACAGCTTATTTGATTCCATTACAGACCGTATTTCCAAAGAAATGCCTTCGACTCTTTGGGAGAAGATTACAGAAGCAATGAAGGCTTCCATGATGTTCAATCCTAGAACTCATATCAGAAACATTGCAGCGAATACAATCTTAATGCCTATTCGCTCATTGACAGATAGAGTTTCCGCTTTGGGACAGAACATCGCACACTTAATAGATCCAAACGTCAAAGTCACTCAGTCGTTATTCGGCGGTTCGAGAGAACAAAAGAAGATAGCAAGAGGTATCTTTGATGAACAGATTTTGCCTTTGCTTAAAGAAGATTCAAAGTGGCAGGACGTTAAAGAAGCGGTTGACCGTGGCAAACAAGTATTTAGAGACAACAAGCTTGGAAGTGCCATTAAGAACAACACCGTTGAGAACTTGAAAACTCTTAACACTTTGACAAACGGTAAGCTTCAGAATGTTGTTGATAGACTTGATAAATCAATGACGGGTTCCTTCATGGAAAACTTAAGACGTTTTGACTACTTCCTTTTGGGAGAAGTTGAAGATAATCCGTTTGTTAAAAACAATTTTGTCAACAGACTTGCATCCTACATGAACGCACAAGGAATTAAATCTGCCGAGGACGTTCCGAACGATGCAATACAGACCGCTTATCAGGAAGCACTGAAGGCAACCTTTAAGGACGATAACTACTTAACCAAAGCTTTCTCAGGCTTAAAGAAAGACATGGGAAAGTTTGGCGAAGTTGTATTTCCGTTCATTAAGACTCCGGCCAATATTGCCAAGCGTGGATTAGAGTATTCACCCGTAGGTTTTATTGATACCCTTTTTAATTCAAAAGGCAAGACAACAGATAAAATCATTGACGATTTGGCAAAGAACGCTGTCGGAACAGCAGGCGTTATACTTGGTTATAAACTTGCTGAAAAAGGACTTATTCAGGGCGCTTTATCATCTAAGAAAGATGAAAAGCAGTTTGAACAACAGCAAGGTAAGAAAGCATTTTCAATTGACATTAACGGCAAGTATTACACATTCGATTGGGCACAGCCGGCATCAATCCCTATTGTTATCGGTTCAACAATCCATGATGCAATTGCAGAAAGCGATAAAGAAAATGCAGACTACTTAGATATTGCTAAACAGGGCGTTGCTGCATCAATCAACGCATGGACCGAAACATCGCCTTTGCAGACCTTAAGAGAATTATTAGGTGGCAGTTACGGAAGGTCATTCGGTGAAAACGTAATTGACGCTACCACAGCTTTCCCTCAGAGATTGATTCCTTCACTTGGAAGTTCAATCGCAAAGACTATGGACACAACAGTACGTGAAACAAGAGATGCAAGTAACCCTTCAATGGGCGTTGTAAATACGATTAAGTCAAAGATTCCGGGACTCTCTCAGACACTTCCTGCACAGTACGACACATGGGGTAACGAGAAGAAGAGACAGGAAACATCGGGCGATGCTTTTATTGCCAACTTCTTAAATCCTGGCGCATTTGGCTACAACGCTTCAACACCTATTGATGCAGAAATCGAGAGACTTGCTAAGAGTACAGAAAGTACAAGTGCTTATCCTAACGTTGCCGAAAACACAGTTGGTGATAAGAAGTTAACCGCAAAAGAGCATAGCGATTATCAAAAGTCAATGGGTAAACGTTCATACGAAATGGCGGAGAAGTTTATCAACTCCGATGTTTACAGAACTATGGACGATGCACAGAAGGCTAAACGCTTATCTGAAATTTACTCAACCGCTAAAGCACTTGCTGAAAACGAAATGTTTGGAAAAGAGATTCCTTCAACCGTTAAGACTTATGCTAACTTATATAGGACAGGCGGTGCAGATGCCGTTATCGACCGTATAGAAACGCAGAAGAAATTTACGGATCGTGACTTGTCAACTCAGAGCGACAAGAACATGCGTATTTATGAAGCCAAAGGCGATGAAGGACTTGACATTCTTAGCGTACTCAAGAGCAGTTACGGTAAAACAACACCGAAGTATGCTTATGAATACTTCTCAACTCAGACTCAGATTCCTACACTCGAAGCTGGCGAATACCTTTACATGCTTGACGAAGACTCAAACGGTCATACTAAGGGCGTTCAGAGAGCTTATGAGAGTGGCGGTTATCAGAGCGTATACGATTATTTCACCATTAAGAGATATGCTGATGCTAACGGCAACGGTACTATTGCCAAAGGTGAAATCAGAGACTACCTCAGAGGACTTGGCATGAATGAAGCAAACATCAATGCATGGCTTGAGGTATTCGGCAAATAAGATTAAGGGCCTTCCATTCCGGGAAGGCTCTTTTTTTATTTCATGGTGAAAATTTGGTGAAATTTTAGTGTGAAATATATGCAAAAAAGGTTACATAAAAGCAACACTTAGGAATTAAAAAACCTAGCAGTTATGCGCCTTTAAAGCGTTTTTGCTAGGTTTACCGTAATAAGCTGATGACGGGAATCGGACATTTCACCTATTTTACAAGAAGTGGCTTAAACACTGGGTTTATTGTGGTTTACAATAATTTTTGGTGAAAATATGGTGAAAAATTATTGTATCTTTTTGTGAACAATATTGTTTGCAATTTGTTTTTGCATTTCAATCATCTTGTCAGGCATTGACCGTCTGTAAATGGAATCAAGAGTAGATTGGCTTTTCCATCCACCAGAATCCATAATGTAACTGTCGGGCACATTGTTAGCGTGGCACCATGAAGCATAGTACACACGGAAGTCATGAAGTCTAAAACGTGGAAGACCGTTCTTATCTTGTATGCGGTGAAGCTCTCTAAGAACGTTTCCCGGAAAGCCGTTGTAAACATATCCCTTTTTCTTTATGGCCTTTGCCAAATCATCATCAATATAAATCGTCCTAGTTCCTGCCGTTGTTTTAGTCTGCTTTAATTCATACTCTCCGTATTCATTAACAACTTTCGCTTTGTTGATCTTGAGCATGTTTCCTTGTATGTCAGCAGCACTCACGGCAAGTATTTCAGACTTTCTTAAACCGAATACGGCAAGTCTGAAGAATAATTCGTAGTCAGTTCCTTTAGATACATCTAAGACCGTTTTAATGTCAGCTTCGGTCGGCACTATCTTTTCTACCTTTTCTTTTTGTGGAAGTTTGATTCTTATAACGGTATCAGGAGCATACATCTTTAAGACCGCAGTAATTAAACCACTAGCATTTTTAACACTCTTCGGAGAGTGATTAATTGAATAGTGGCTTATTTCTTTTTGTACATCGGTTGACTTGATAGAATCCACCTTTAGGTTTGTAAAGCTATCTGATAGATTCTTGAGAATACTTTTGTAATTTACAATGGTAGCCGTGCTTAAGACGCTTCTCTTTAATTCAATGTATTCTTCCGTAGCTCTTTTAAATGTAAATAGATGATTGGCTGATAAGTTCTTTTTAATATCATCAATCCTATATTCAATTTCATACTTAAAAGGCTTATGGTCGAAAGTCAAACTATAAGATTTACCGTCTATCATTTTCTGCACACGGTAACTATTCTTTCTCTTTTCTACCCTCATTCTTCACCATTTCATTAATCATACTTTCAACGATGATTTTATCTCTGTCATTTAGCATAGCGTAATAACGAATAATGCGCTTGATGCTTTCGTCTTCACCTTCCATTGAGCATTCAACTGCGGCTGATTTATTCATAGGGCAATCGTAACCCATTAACCATTCAACGTACACGCCGAAGCACTGAGAAATATTCTCTAATACTTTACGGCCCATCTGTCTTTTTCCGCTAACCATTAACGACAATGAAGATTTTGTTAAACCGGTTCTACGACAAATTTCACTTTGAGACAGATTAAAAATTCTCATTATCTCTACAAGTCTTTCGCTCTGAGTAGCAACCTTTTTCACCTATTCACCTTCTTTCTTTTAATGATTACACCCATCGTACCATAAAAAAATTATCAAAATCGAAAAAATAAGTGTTGACAAATTGCAAACATCCGTGTAACATTCAAGACAGAGTTAGCAAATTGTAAACATACACTTTCCAAACATGGAAACGTGAAGCAACCTATTAGGAGATGATGAAATATGGCTACAACTAAAACAGAATCGGTTGTTATCGGGGCCATTCTTGAGGCGATGGACAGAAAAGATATCAACCAAAAGGACTTAGCGAAGGTACTTAACCTTCACAGGACTACCGTGTGTAGTAAGTTCACCCACAGAAGATTTACTGCACAGGAAATTTTCAAGATTTGCGACTACTTAGGAATACAGTTTGTCGCAATGGGAGAGTGATCCATGACGGGCTTAGAACTTAGCAATCGTTGCAAGTCACAAGACGGTTGCGAGAAGTGTCCGGCTAAAAGGAAATGTGACAAATGGAAAGAAATTAGAAACAAAGTCAACCAAATCGAACCACACGAAATCAGTAAACTTGTAGACCTACTTACAGACTTAACAGAAGGGGATTTATAGGGTATGAAAAAAGACAAATTAGGCAAACTTCTACGCCTTATTCTTTATGTATCAATCTATATTCTTTTTGCTTTGGCAATCGTTGTATTTTGTGCTTCAACTTCTGAAGCTTATACAGAGTCAAAGGACATTTTCAGTGAAATTCCACTTAAAGAAAAAATCAAACACGATGAAGAAATAGCTTACCAAGAGTGGCTATTGAATCATACAGAAGCAATCATCGAATGCCGTGATTGCGAGACGGAATACCTCATAGAAGTGACAGAAGAGGACATTGACCTCATGGCACGAGTAGTTATGAGTGAAGGTTCAACATTATCTTTCGATGCGAAACAGGCAATAGCAACCACTATCGTAAATCGTACAAAAGATACAGAGTTTGACTTCAAGAACCAAAATTCGGTCAAGGAAGTTGTTTATCACAAAAATGCTTACTCAACCGAAGATAACGGCGAACCAACTCAGGACTGCTACGATGCATCAATTGCAGCACTTACTTATGAGGTATTTCCGTCTAATATGTTTCTCTTTAGAGAAGACTACTACCACACATACGGTCAGCCTTACATGCATATAGGCACGACTTATTTCAGCACGATAGGAGATCCCGAATATGAGTAAAGTTTGTTACTGCGATAAATGCGGAAGGGAAATGGAAGTCGGAGCTGAAGCATATTACTACGATGAACAGTATTACTGCGAACGATGCTTCGATATCAAAATGGATGAAGTCCGGGCCGAATCAAGAATAGTTATCGAAGAAGATAACTGCATCGGCTACGACAAGAACGAAGGCTGTTACAGCGATTATGGAAAGGAAGGAGGGGCCATATAAAATGCTAGAGATTTGTCAGCAAGGAAGGACAGATTGTTTCGCCAACCGAAGAGACAGAGTAATTGAGGGCGAAGTCTATACCCCGCAGGAAAAAGGATTGTGCATAGCTCTTAGAGACACAAGCTTCAAGTGCAAGTGTCCGTTCTACAAAAAGGGAAAGGGGGATATAAATGGCACAGAAAAAGGTTAGTTGGGAAGTCAACTACGAGAAGTTAAAAAGGGATATTCGCAAGAGACTTTTTGTTAAGGGAATATCTCAGGCAGAACTAGCAAGACAGTTAAATTATAGTCCACAGACGATTAGAAGCTTCATATCGGGCGGTGATGAATCGAAGGTATTGGCAATGAAAATCGTGGACTATCTAAAACTTACACCAAGCGTGTACATGATTAAGAACGAGGAGGGTTCATGTTCAAACTCAAAAGAAAAACCAAAGGACAAAAAGAAGAAGTCGGACGACCTCAGTTGGTTATAGAGGACATTCCGGACTTGCCGTGGAAGGGATTAGCAGAAATTGCAGATGAAGCTTGCAAGTGCGTAGACAACGCAGATTGTGACGAAATTTGCAGTTTAGTATTTGACAGAAACGGCATGGTACAAATCATTGTCGGTTCAACTATTTATTACCGACCTAGTTTCAGAAGAGAGTACAACGAGTGCAGAAACCATTACAGAGAGGAGCAAAAGAAGAATGGCAAACGAGTTAATTCAGTCGCTTACTAACGACCTTAATACTTCACTTGATTATGTCAAGGAAGCACTTCCGAAGGACTTTAACGCACAGCGTTTTTTACAAAACACAATTGCAGTCGTTAAGAAAAATCCCGACTTGATGCAGTACAACAAAAACGACTTACTAACCGCTTCATTGCGAGCTGCTTACTTAGGACTTGACTTCATGAATAACGAAGCATGGATAGTTCCTTACAAGGGTACGGTTCAGTTTCAGTTAGGTTACAAGGGAGCTTGTAAGTTTGTAAAGAAGTATTCAATCAGACCGCTTTCAGACCTTTACGCAAAGGTAGTTCGCAAGGGTGACGAAATCACATACGGAGTTAAAGACAATGGCGAGCCATATCTAAAGTGGGAGCCCGTAGCGTTCAATGGAGATGAAATTTTAGGCGTTTTCGCAGTCGCAGAATTTAAAGACGAAAAAATGCTGTTTGAAGTAATGACAAAAGATGAAATCAACAAGATCCGCAACAGTTCCTCAAGATGTTCAGGTTCAGGACCGTGGAAAGAACATTGGGAAGAGATGGCGAAGAAGACAGTCTTAAAGAGACTTTGCAAGAACATTGAAACCGACTTTGACAACACAGAGCAGAGAGAAGCTTGGGAGTCAGACAACGAAGTTTATGACAACAGGCCGGCACCTGATAAAGTCGTAGATGCTTTCAGTGATGCACCTGAAGAAGTGAAGGTTGAATCTGAAGTTGTTGAAGAAGGGGAGCAGATAACACTTGATATCCCCGATGTTCCGCAGTTTAAGAAGGGATAACACATGGAAGATTTTGTTTTAACGAATGAAAACTATTACTCGGAAGAAGCAAACAGGCGTTACATGAGCTTCCACCAATACCTAAACTTCGCAGGTGGCATGTTGGTTGAAGGTTGCGAAGAAAGGGCAATGGAAAAATTAAACGGCAATTGGGAAGAAGAAAAGACTTTAGCTTTTAGAGTCGGTTCCTACGTTGATTCTTACTTTGAAGGAACGCTTGACACATTCAAGAAAGAGAATCCTGATTTATTCGCCGTTTCGCTTGATTACGCTATGCCGTTATCGGAAATGAGAGAAGAATACGGTTTCATGTTTACGAAGAACGGCAGATTAAAAGCTGATTGGACTAAGACAAAAATCCTTAAAGAATATCCGCACTTGCTTAAAGAAAGACTCACGTTGAAAGCGCCTTATCAACAGGCCAACAGAATGATTGAACGTTGCGAAAAAGACGAATACTTCATGAAAACAATGTCAGGCGAAAAGCAAGTTATCATGACAGGCTATTGGGCAGGTTGTGAATGGAAAATCAAGATGGATTCTTACATTCCGGGAAGAGCAATTGTTGACCTAAAAACAAGTGCCGACATTCACAAAGCATGGAGAGTAAGAGACTACGGATATTGTTCTTTTATCGAAGCGTTTTGTTACGACCAACAGTTAGCGATTTATCAAAAAATAGTCGAGATTAACACGGGCAAAAAGCTACCTTGCTACATAAGCGTTGTAACTAAGTCAGACCACCCTGAAATAGCGGTTGTTAACATCGACCAATATGCACTTGATAACGCTTTGAACACCGTTGCAATGAAGATGCCTAGTGTGCTTCAGGTAAAGAACGGTGAAGTAGAACCGATAAGGTGTGAGCATTGCGATTATTGCAAGGCCACACACAAAATAACAGGACCGATTAACATGCGAGATTTGATTATTGAGGATTTTTAAATGCAGAGCATTGTGACTAAGTACACGCAGTTTTGCGCTTTCTGTGGAAAACCAACTAACACCTTACATCATTTAGTCTTTGGGATATCTGAAAGGCAATTATCTGAAGAAGACGGATTAACAATAGGCAGTTGTGATAAGTGCCATGAGTTTCACAAGAATAATCCGATTGCTTGTAAGATGTCAAAAATGATGGGGCAGTTAGCTTTTGAAAAGCGCAAATGTGCAGAAGGGATGACAGAAGATGAAGCAAGAGAAGCCTTCAGAAAAAGGTATGGACGTAGTTATCTTTGAGATTAAGGGAGCGTTCTATAAAAACAATTGCCTACCAGGGCTAAACGATCTGCTACACGAAGCAACAACACATCCGATGGCTTATAGAAACATTAAGAGAGATATGGAGAGAGTTATTACTTTGTTCCTCCGTAAGGACTTAGGTGGTTACAAAGCCAAAGAGCGTGTGAAGTTAAACATCGTATGGGGCGAAAAGTGTAAAGGACCGAAACGAGACCTTGACAACATCGTTTCCGGAGGAAGAAAGCTCATAAACGATGCGCTTGTTAAAGCAGGTGTCATTCAAGATGACAATCCGAACTACTTGGGTTACGGAGAAAACCTTTTCATGTATACGGAAGAACCGTTCATAAAGGTGTCTATCGTGCCCGACAGTAAGCCGTAATTGATTTGCGGTAAAACATACCATAAACCATAAACACAGGTCGAAAAGACCGCCACACAAAGTCAAACAAGGGGATTTGAAATGAAACTAACTGAAAAATGGTACGGACAAGGGTACACGGATAATAAGTTGTTCGCCAAAGAGCTTATTAAGCCCGTCAGAAACAAGAAGCCCGTCAAATGTACATACAATGTCAAGACAACTTGTAGGTATTCATGCGGCAATTATTGTGACTTCAAAACCAAGACGGGAAGAATGAGAACTTGGGAGTGGGACGAAGAGAAGAACGACTACAAACGTGATGAACACGGACACGTTATTATCTCTGATACGCCTTGTGAATGTCACTACTACGAGAAACGAGAAGGGGGTAAAAAATGGGGCCAGTAGAGGTTGCAATTATAGCAATCACGATGTTAGTTACAGGGTATTTCTTAGGATATACGGATAGGAGAAGCAATAATGGCAAACGAAGTTAAGTGGATAAAGCTTGACGTTGATATTTTTGATAACGTGAAGATTAAAAAAATAAGGCGATTGCCTGAAGGAAACAACGTGCTGCTTATATGGGTAATGTTGTTGACGATGGCCGGAAAGTGTAACGCAGGTGGAATGATACACATAACCGATACGGTCTTATATACGGTTGAAGACTTAGCAGACGAATTAGACTTCTCAGTTGATACCGTAAAACTTGCTTTATCGTCTTTAGAAAAGTTAGGAATGATTATTCTTGACAACGAAAGAGGAATCGGGATCAAAAATTGGGATGAATACCAAAACGTAGATGGTATGGAGAGAATAAGAGAGCAGAACAGGATTCGCAAACAAAATCAGAGAGAAAGAGAAAAACATTTGCTTGAAGAAAAAGAAATGTCACGTGACAGTCACGCGACAGTCACGCAATCCTCTTATTCTATATCTAGTTCTAAATCTAATTCTTTATCTTTTTCTAAAGAGATTAAAGAAATAATAGATTATATAAATCTAGTATGTAGTAAACATTATACATACAAGAATAGTTCATATAACAAGAAGATAAGGGCAAGACTTAAAGACGGTTACACAGTCGAAGACTTTAAGACGGTTATTGACAAGAAGTTTACAACTTGGCACGGAACAGAGTTTGAAATGTATTTAACACCAGACACACTCTTTAGGCCCGGAAAGTTTGAAACCTACTTGAACGAAACCGTAGTAGTAGAAAAAACAAAGGGCGAGAAACAGTTAGATGCAACAATGAGCGCCTTGAATGAATTTTTGACAAAAGGATAGAACGGATCATGAATAAACGACAGGCAAAAAAGAAGCTTACACAAAAACCTGAAAAGAAAACAATCCGGTTTTACAAACGTGTAGCGAGAATGAGAAAAGAGCTTAAGAAAATCAAGAAGGGAGTGCAGCACGCATGTTCAAAGACTTAATAACAAGAAGAACTTATGAGAAGGTGCATATAAATCTAAACTTAGTTTCAGAGGTTAATGAAACGGAGAATTGGATAGTGCTGAATAATGGTAATCATTATTACTTGACCGATGATAGTATAAAAGAACTTATTAAGGCACTCGAAGAACCAAGCGCAGAAGAACGAATTGCAACGGCGATTGAATCAGCGCTTGATTGTGGTAACGGACTTTATTGCAAGTGCATTGTTAGCAGTATGTAGAAGGTGAGGTAAATAAATGGGTTCATGCAATATAAGAGGTGAGTTTAAACCAAACGGAAAAATAACCGTTGAATTAACCAAAGATGAATTGAGCATATTATCGGCGTGTTTATATCTTCAGTACAACAACATGCTTACGCCAAAAGGCAAAATTAAGAGAAAGTACGATGAAAAGAAAGCCTTAAAGATAAAAGAGCTTTCGGGCATATTCAATCATTTGTCAAATATGCTTTAGGCATGAAAGTAAGGAGGACGAAAAATGGACAAGATAGATTATCAGAAATACATAGACGCTTTAAGAAAATGTGCAAAAGAACACGATAATGACAGAACATCAACAGGACACATCATTGTATCTGATTTATGCCGAGATACTGCTAACTTGTTAGAAGAATTGGAAGAGTCTATTCTTAACAAGATATTCAGCGTAGTGTTACCATTGAGCTTCATATCAACGCCAGAGTTAGAACATAAGGCAATAATGCAGATCGAAGAAATTCTAGAACCGTTGTGTTTGCCGGAAAGCGAGGACGAAGAATGACACTAGCGGAGAGAAATAAAAAGTTAAAGTGTTTCATAACTTGTTTGAAATGCGAAGTGAGTGGCAAGTGTTGTGATGAAAATTGCCCTACTCAATATGATGCGGGAAATACGGGAGAGGTTATTGAAAACCTTGAAGCCATATCAAAAGCCTTGGAGCAAGAACCAAAGGAAGATACGACATTTACATTCGGACAGGAAAACAAAGTAGCACTTCTTATCAACCTTGACGAAAACATCTACAAAACAATCAAGCGTGGTTTCCTTGATACGTTTGAAATACGTGATGTACGAGAAGCAATCATCAACGGCAAAAAAGTTATCGGTGAAGTGACAGAAGAACCAAAGAAAGACAATGAATGGATAGCCACAATTCGTAAAAATGGCGAACATATTAGTAGACACATGAAAGAGGTGGAGAAATGACAAACGCAGAGAAGTTTAAAGAGGTTTTTGGGTTTGACTTAAACACTATATACGAAGAACAAGACTACGATAACGATTTTGAAGAAAAGACTTTTTGCAATCAGATAACGTGTGAACATTGTCCGTTTCAGTTTACAAATGCTTGTGTATATCATGAGCCAAAAATCTTTTGGCAATCTGAATACAAAGAACCAAAGAAAGACCAAATGGATGTAATTTTCGACAAGTGTAAAACAGAGCAAAGACGCTTACTTGGCGAAATCAATGAACTTGTCGAGTACAAAAAGAAGGTTGCCGAAGCCATTGAGAACATCAAAGCAGACTTGGACGGAGTTACACTTTACGAATGTTTCAATCCAAACAAGGCGGTTGAAAACATTATCGACAAGCACACAAAGGAGTTGCTATGAAAAGCGTAGAAGAAATACCCGAATGGTTACAAAAGTGTATGACTTGCACACATTCATACGTCAATAAGAGCGATGGAGATGTTTGTTGTAGATGCAGAAAAGGTAAATGTAACTACAAAGAATATAAAAAATATAAAACCAAAGAGGTTGAATCAGACACAAAGGAGTTGATGTAAATGCCGACAAAGTGGAGTTTAGACGCAGATTGGAGAGGAATGATAGAATTAATCAACAGTTCTTATCTTACACCGCCTAAAGATTATGGAATTGCAGTGGTTAACAGGAAACATAAACTTCGTGGCGGTTGGAAAAGGAGATGATGTAAATGAAAGAAATTGTCACATACTTAGGCACATACATAGGTTTAGCACTTGCAACAACACTGCTTGGCTTTTTTATATACATTAT